TAATAAAAATATATATAATAAAAAAAATATAATATATATATAATAAGTTTAATTTATGTTTATATAGAAAAATAAAAGTCGGCATTTAAAAATGGAAAAGGTTTAAAAAAAATTATATCTGATTATTTTCATATTGAATTATAGATATTTATTAAATTCTTTAATTAATTCTTGCTTTGATATAGATTTCGGTCCAACAGTATTATTAAACTTAAATTTAATATTTAATAATTTCAATAAATTATCTTCGATTTTTTTATTATTTGTAAATTTAATAAAATAATGAGATTCAATACTTTTATTATCAATATTCTGACTTATAATTCCTGCATTTATTCCAACTCTTCTGAATGACACATCTGGATTATTATTTTTCTTAACAAATATATAATTATTTGGTTCCAGTTTTTCTTCTATTTCTCGATTATAATCTTTTTTTTTCCATATTTGAAATATACATGGCACATCTATTTCATTTCCATCTATTAAAAATGCATTATCTGGTAAATCGTATTCTACTATAAGATGAAAATTTAATGGAATCTTATTTTTCATACTATCTTTCTTAAAACTTTTTGGTAATATAAAAGATATACTATCAGCATATTCACTTGATTTTTTTATAAATTTAATAGCTAATGATGATTGCCTACCAAATGGTGGATTACCAATCACATGAATATTTTCATATGTTAAATTATTTAATTCAGTAATAGTAAATGTTAAATAATCTAATTGAATAATATTACTATTTTCTGGCTGAATATCCAGAAATATATAATTAGTTGTTAAATTTTTGATTTGTGTAATAAAAGCACCATTTCCAGCACTTGGTTCAATAATTAAATCATTTGATTTGATAAATAAATTATCTTTAATTAATTGAATACATAAATCAACAATTTTAGATTTTGTATAATATTTATCAATAGTATTACGTTTAAGACCAGTTGTTGACATATTTATTATAAACTATATATATTATCTATATAATAGATAAAGCATTTTTTTTATATACTTATTACAATATATAAGAAAAAAAATAAAAAAAATATAGTTAAAATATACTAATTTAATAATCTATTTTGCAGCATCTAACTGAGCTTTTTCTTGTGCTGCTATTAAAGCTTTTTCTTGTTTCTTTTGTTTGCTTGTTTTAATTTTTTTACTAATTTTAACAATATTAATATTATACATTTTAATTAAATTCTCAGTAAGCAATTGCGCATTGAATTCACAAAATTTCTTAAAACACTTATTAATAGTGATTTCAGATATTTCACACGCATCACTTACTTGAGTTTTATTAATATCTAACTGTAATATAGTTATTATATAAAATATTGCACCCGCACATACAGAATTAGGTGAATTTTCAGAACAAATAACTAATTCTTCCTCTCTATCAAGAAAATGATGACATAACTCAATTAATGGCTCATCAAATTTAAGTTTAGAACAAAATCTTGGTAAAAAATCATATGGTGTAATTTCACTATTAATATTACAATGAAGTAAATTACTGAATTTTTTACAACTTTTATTTACTATATTCAAATCTACATTAAATATTTTTGCTATTTCTTTGGGACTTCTTGGCACATTATTTTTACGACATGCCACATATATAGAAGACGCCAATAATCCAATTCTATTTTCTCCTCTCGATAATTTAGTTTCAGATATTTCCTTATATAAATATTGCGCATCATCTATAATTGATTTCGGCAATCCACTATTTAATGCTTTATTCGCCATTAATTCTATTGTGTTGTAAAAATTCCTATCTTTATATGATATAGAAGTCCATTGTTGATATTTCACTAATTGTCTCATATTATGATTCAAATTCTTCTTATTAGGATTTGAACAAAAATTGGCAATATAAGAACTATTAGCTATATTACTATATATAGCATCTACTGGTATGCAACAACGCGATGGGTCAGAACTTTTATTATCATCATTTCCATAATATCTCCATTCTTGACACTCATTTATTACTCGGTCATATATCATATTACAATTTTCACATATATAATTACCCTCGTATAATATTAAATTATTTTGAATACCACAATTTAAGCACGTAAATATATCTCTTTTAACTATGGATATATTTGCTTCTACTTTTTCATTATCTGTGCATATTACACTTTTATCATTAATATCACTATCACCAAATTGAAAAGTCGCATATATCTCATTGAATTGGTCTAAATCCATTTTAACAAAAACAAAAATAAAGAATGTATATATTATTATTAATTATAAATTAGCTTTATATCAATATATATATTTTAAAATAGCATTTTTTTACAATGTTTAAAGGCTGCATTCCTGCCTGTTCACAAGCCTTATAAATAGGCGTAATTTTGTAAAATAAAATTCTGAAATTCGTATTTTCTGAAATTCTGAAAATCCGAATTTTATTTTTTAATTATTATTTTCTTATTTTGCGTAGATTTACTCATCTTTATCTTATTCTTTTTCATTGACTTCTTCTTATATATCTTTTGATATTCTGCAATATTTTTCCTACTAAATATATATTTAGTTCCTTTATTTTTACTTAGTGCACATATTAACTTACTATAAAAATCATCTTTTGTTTTTTTTAACAATTCTTTTTGAAATACACGATATTTATTACTTAACCATGCATAATATTTCTCTTTATATTGGTATTTATTATCATTCTCAGAATATTCATAGATAATTTTATCTTTCTTTTGTTCATTTATATAATTATGTAAAAATTTATTGATTATCTTATTATTATATAAATAATCTGGAATTAACTTATTTATCTCAATTAATGATTTAAAATTATAATCATAACATACTAATTGATTTTCCTCATTATCAACTAATACATCAGGTCTATTATCTATAAACATTAAATAATTATCAAATATTTCTTGCACTCCGGTTTTTTTTAAATCATTATATTTTAACGACAACTTCGAAATTATTTTACTCACAATTAAATTAAGAGATTTCTTAAAATCTATTTCTACTTTTTCAGCATTTGACTCTGTTAATGTTTGATTTCTTGAAAATATTGGTCTATTAAATTTAAGATTATGATTCTTTTCAATATAATCTATATATTTTGTTACATAATCTAATGTTCCCGCACTATATATAAAAATTTCAAGATTTGGTATATTTTTATTACAATAATTAATAAATTCTACAAAATATGGTCTTAATATATCATCATATTTTAATGATTTATTCTTTAATTTATTAAAATCTTCAACTTTCATTTTAATCTTCTTTCTCGCCGCCAAATTTAATAAAAACTCTTTTAATTCTAAATAATCACTATGATAAATTGATGAACCAATTATTGTATTATCTAAATCTAATATTAATATATTCGGTATAACTAATGTTTTAATTAAAGATTTAGAAGATGTTTTCTTAGTTATCTCTGCATTTTCAGATTTCATTATATATATATATTATAATTATAATATTACTATTATAAAATATAAAAAATAAAAAATAATATCTTAAATTCTGAACTATAAAATTTGTTAATTATAATATATTTCATCTACAAGACCATATTCTATACACTTAGCAACATCCCAAAATCTATCTCGAGACAATATACGATTTAATTTACGAACAGTTAATATATTATTACGAGCATTATCTATATAGATTTTTTTTATTTTATCCATTAATAATTTACTACAAATTTTATTATCTGTTAAACCAGCATAAGTCATATATCCGGATAAATATGTAGACAACTGATGTATCAAAAACATACTATTCTCACGCATATAACGCATATTTCCTGCCATATACATAATTGTTCCTGCACTAATTGTATATCCTTCTGATACTGTATTAATTGTCAATTCACAATTCTTAATTTTATCATACGCAAGAAATCCTGCATGTAAATCACCACCCGCAGTATTAATATGTAAATAATATTCTGGAAATTGCATTTTTATACCATTTAAACTATTTTCAAATTCTATTTTTTTGTTTTTTAATATTATATTATCAATTATATCAATTAAAGCTTGAACACTTTCCTTAGATACATCATCATTAAAATATATATGATTCGCTTTTATAAATACCCTTTTATCTTCTTTTTTATTGTCAAGTAATGGTTGGGAGTCTGCATCGTCATTTTCATCATCATTATTATCTTTCTTTTTGAATAAATATAAAAATGGATTATTTTTAATTGTTTTTTTTTCAATTTTATTTTTAATTCCTGTTTTAATTACCATCTTATCAATAAATAACTAATTATATATTATATAGTATATATTATATATTATATATTATATTACTTTTATATATAAATTATTTTATATAATATAATACAAATATCATATAAATATCATACAAATATCATACAAATATAAATTAAGTTTAATTTATATTTAATTTATGTTTAATTTATGTTTAATTTATGTTTATATAGAATAATAAAAAATTAACATTTCAATTTCACATATGTATAAAATATATATACAAGATAATTATAATTTATATAAAAATAAAATTATTTAATATTAGTAATAATATTAAATATTAGTAATAATATTAAATATTAGTAATAATATTAAATATTAACCTTTACAAAACTTAACATATAATACTATATACAATTATATACAATACTAATTAAATAGTATTATTATTATAATATGTGGGATGTTATTGATAAATATTTTAAAGAAAATCCAGATTTTTTAGTAGCACACCAATTAGACTCATATAATGACTTTATCCATGATAAAATTAAATATATTATACATACCCTCCAAGAAGAATTCACTATTATCGAAATTAATAAACAAAATAATAAAGATGAATTCAAAATTATAACTTATGTAGGAGGAAAAGATAATAATAAAATATATATAAGCAAACCAATTATTAAAGATGAAAACGGAACCAGACCATTATTCCCGAATGAAGCACGATTAAAAGATATAACCTATTCAGTTGATATTTTTGTTGATATATTAGTAGAAATTATTCATTATAAATCTAATTTACCATCACTAAAAAAAGGACAAATGAAAGATGAAACAGATACTATTTTAAAAGAAAAAATAAAATTATGTTCTATCCCAATTATGGTTAAATCAAAAATGTGTAGTTTATACAAACAACCTGGACCTATATTAACTGAAGTAGGAGAATGTCCTTATGATACTGGGGGATATTTTATTATTGATGGAAAAGAAAAAGTTATTGTATCACAAGAAACTTTAGTTACAAACCGTATATTTATTAATAAAGTTGAAGGAGGTAGTGACATAGATAAATATAAATATAGAGCACAAGTTCGAAATACTGAAGAAGACAACAATCTTTTTCCTAAAATTATAAAATTATATATGTATAATGATATATATGCTGAAGGAAAAAAACATAACGCTATTACTGTTGAAATACCCGTTAAATCTAAAATTGATATGAAAAATTCAGGTGAAAATGCGGATTCTGCTGATACTACAAAAGAAGTCCCATTATGCATTTTATTTAGAGCATTCGGTATAGAAAGTGATAAAGAAATCGCAAAATATATTTTAACTAATTTTGATGACCCTGTTAATATTAAAATATTAAATTTCTTACAACCAACTTTTAATGATGGCTCTCATATTTATACTCAATTAGAAGCATTAACATATTTATATAATTTTGTTCAATTTAATCAATTTGATACAGAATCTGATAAAGAGAAATATAATTTAGTTAATATTCAAAATATTATTATGCACGATATATTTCCTAATATTGGAACAAATTTTAAAGATAAAGCTTTTATTTTAGGATATTATACTAATGTATTTATTAAAACCGCTTTAGGAATATTACCTGATACATATAGAGATAATTATATGCATAAACGTATTAGTGTTCCTGGAACTCTTATGATATCAATATTTAGAGATTTTTATAACCAGTTCCGTAATAATTATCGTAAAAATATTGATATTCCATATAGTAATGGATTAATTAAGTCTATTGATAATTTAAAAGATATGTTTTCAGATGCACGTCTTTATCTAATTTTTGACTCACATTTTATAACAGATAAGATATATAAGTCATTTAAAGGAGACTGGGGCTTATTAGATGAAAGTGCAGGAGATGCTAAGCGACAACGCCAAGGTTATGTTCAAGACTTAAATCGTTTATCACATTTAGGAACAATATCACATTTACGTCGTGTTAGAACACCAATGAATACAGATATTAAAATTGTTGAACCACATAAATTACATCCATCTCAATATGGTGTATTATGTTCTACTGAATCCCCAGATGGGATTAATATTGGAATTATTAAACATTTTGCAATGACAACATATATAACAGGCACTTTTAATTTAGAAGCAATAAAAGAATGTTTAGATGATCATGGTGTTATAAATATTAAAAAAATTAATATCACTCAAGTAAGTAATAGCACAAAAATTATGATTAATGATACATGGTATGGAATTCATCATAATCCATATATATTATATAATAAACTCAAATTATTAAAACGAAATGCTATAATTAGTATATTTACCGGTATTAATTGGAATGTTTATAAAAATGAAATACATATAAGAATGGATTCTGGAAGATGTGTTCGTCCATTATTAATTGTTAAAGATAATAAATTACTAATTAAAGCTGATTCAAAATATATGGAAAAATCATGGTTGCAATTAATAAAAGGTATAACTATTGCTGATAAAGATTTTAATTTAATAGAACATTCTAAAGAATATAAAAAAGGACTATTAACTTTACTTAAATATGATTATAATACATATAATGAATCTAATGCTGATACAAAATTGCTTCAAAATGCGTCTGTTATAGAATATGTCGATATTGAAGAAGTAAATTACATTTTATTAGCAATGCATGAATCTGAATTAGAAATTAATAAAACATATGCTTATACACATTGTGAAATTCATCCATCATTAGCTTTTAGCACATATACTAATTCTGTTCCATTTTTTAATCATAATCAATCTACTCGTGTAGTTATGAGTGGCGCACAAGGAAAACAAGCATTAGGAATATATGCAACTAATTTCAATAATAGAATTGATACTGCATCATATGTTTTACATTATCCACAAAAACCATTAGTTAATACTAAATATGATGTATATTGTAATACTGATGTTTTACCTAATGGCGAAAATTTGATTGTCGCTATTATGACATATTCTGGATATAATCAAGAAGATGCAGTTATATTTAATCAAGCAGCAATAGACAGAGGTTGTTTTAATGTAACTGGATATAATGCTATTGTAGATGAAGAAAAAATTGATGAAAAACGAAAAGTTAAAAAACTCTTTACTAATACTAAAGAAATGAAAAATTTTCATAATATAAATATTAAAGAAGCAGACTATTCTACTATTGATAAAAATGGCTTACCTATTGAAAATGCTTATATTGATGATAAACATGTTTTACTTGGTAAATATGTAGAAGAAGAATATTCATATTCTGAAAATAATGAAAAAAATATATTTTCAAATGAATCAAATGTATTTTCAACTCAATATAGAGATGAATCAAAACTTGGTTCTCGTCTAACATATGGTCATGTTGATAAAGTATATTTATATTCTACAAAAAATCAAGAAAAGAAAGTTAAAATTAGAATGAGAAATTTTAAACAACCTAAAATTGGTGATAAAGCTGGTTGTGTTAAAGGTGATGTATTAGTTCTAACAAATTATGGTTGGAAAGAAATAAAAGATATAACATTAGAAGATAAAGTTGCAATATTAGATAAAGGTAGTTTAGTATATGAAAATCCTATAAAATTACATAAATATGATTATAATGGTAAGTTATATGATATTAAATCTGATTATATTGATTTAACAGTCACTCCAGATCATAGAATGTATATACGAACACCAAATAATGAAGAATTTAGATTTTGTAATGCAAGAGATTGTATGAATAATGGATTTTATTATAAAACTCATATTGAAAATTATGAACCTGAAGAATGGATTGGTGAAACATATACATTACAATTTGAACATGATAAACAAATAATAGCTATAGATGATTGGATTAGATTAATTGGCTTATTTATTGCATATGGTTCATACTGTAAAAATAAAGAAAATAATACTAATTATATACAAATAATATATAATGGTGAAATTTCAAAAAAATATTTAATAATGACAACATTTACTAATTTACAACTTGATTATGAATTTGATGAAAATAAAACATATATTATTAAAAATACAAATATTATTAAATATTTACAACAATATAAAGTAAATAAATATTCTACTTACATACCTGATTTTTATAAACAACTAAATAAAAAACAATTACGATTATTATTATCATTTATTATGTCAAAAGATTCAATTACAACTAAATCAAAGGTATTATACGAACAATTATCTATTATTGCTATACACGCTGGATATGTTATGAATTTAGATATAAATAAAATAAATGATGATACTTATAAAAATAATATTTATTATGAACATGAAGACATTAATGCTACAGATTATATTAATAATTCAGAACAAACAATATTAAATGATGAAATAATTAAATATATCAATAATATATCTAATTATGAAGAAAGTGAAAAAAACAGATTATCAGAATTTCTAAAAACACGAAAAAATACAAGCTATTCTTTAATTGAATATACTATAACTATTCAAAAGCCATATAGTAATAAACAATTGCACACTATGACACAACAACAAATGGAACAATGGATAGATTATAAAGGATATGTATATTGTCTAAGTGTACGAACAGAAATATTTATGATTAAACAAAATAATAAAATATGTTGGACTGGAAATTCTAAACATGGTCAAAAAGGAACAATCGGTATGATATTACCAACTGAAGAAATGCCTTTTAATTCAGATGGAATAGTCCCTGATATTATTATTAATCCTCATGCTTTCCCAAAACGAATGACAATCGGACATTTATTAGAATGTTTGTTATCTAAATTGGTTTGTTGTTTGGGTAAATCAATTGATGGAACTGCATTTGATAATAATAATTTGCATGATTTATTTAAATATTTAAATAATTATGGATTTGATGATAATGGTGATGAATTATTATATAATGGTAAAACTGGAGAACAAATATCAACTAAAATTTTCATAGGACCAACATTTTATTATAGATTAAAACATATGACAGCAGATAAAATAAATTATAGAATTGGTAGTAAATTAACATTACCCGATGGTGGTAAAATAAGTAATTTGGTTAGACAACCACCTCATGGTCGTGCAAATGATGGCGGATTAAGAATGGGAGAAATGGAAGTTAATGCAGTTTTAGCACATGGAGTTGGTTCATTAATTAAAGAAACTATGTTTGATAAAAGTGATAAATATAGTATAATGGTTGATAATGATACTGGTCGTATTCCTATATATAATTTAGAAAAATCTAAATTATATCAATATAATAATAATATTAGTCAAATTCATATACCTTATGCTTTTAAATTACTATCACAAGAAGCAATGGGCTTAAATATTAATCCTCGTTTTATTACTAATGATATGAATGAATATAATATATTACAAAAAGAAGACGAACATAATAAAGAATTTGATAAACTATTCGGTGAATATTATGATTCAAAAAAAATATTATAATTGGTTATTTTATAATAAACTTACTTTTTCAGCACAATTTGAACAAAAACATGGAATATTATTATATGAAAATTTTTCTGGTGGAAGAATCAAATATAATCTTGATGAATTTTTTAATTGGTTCATATTTATTTTCCATTTTTCTAACTCTGTCTCATATTCTATATTTTTCTTTATAATATATTGATTCTTTCTGTATTTTTCTTCTTGTGTTAATGGTAGATGTTTTTTATGAAATAAACTTCTTACACCTTTGTGAAATTTAAATGCCGACTTTTATTATAAAAAAAAATTTTTTTTATAATATTTGTTTCTTCATTAGGTGTAAACTATGTTGATAATGGGTTTTCACGCATTATATTTTTCGTCGGTCTTTTTTCGTCGGCGTGTCATTATCAATTGTTATTTTTTCTCGTGTAAATGCAATATCTCGTGTTTTTGAATTTATCCATTCATAAGATAAATTTAAAATATTTTTACATCCATTAATATCTCTATTTATAAAAGTAATATTTTTGCTTTCACAGCTTATAACATGAATTATCTAAGCAAGAGACATTTTTCAATGCAAAAAAAAATTTTTGTTTTCCGCGTGCACACGCGGAATAGATAAGCGTCGTGATCGAGAGTGTAAGCACTTTTAGCTCATCGTTCCGTGTTCGACTAGTGTGCGTGGGGCTCTAATGACCCCCTCCCCACCACCTGCTGGTCGTCTTCACGCCAGCTTCCAAAAGACCAGGTCACTCGTAGTGGAAGTATCCACACCCAGCTCGCTCAGCACTTCCTCATCGGTCATCATGCGCCAGCCTTCGGCCGCGCGAGAAAGTTCTGGGTTTGCCAAGACGTCATCTAGCGTGACGTTTTTGCGCACGAGGTGGTTCAGCGCTTGCTCGAGCGCCTTCGCCAGTGGTCCGGCGTTGTCCCTCGTTAGGATTTTTTCAAGTGGGGCGCCGGCAGCGGCAGACTCCATCAGCTGCACGTGCGCGTTCGAGAACTCGAAGGACTTGACGAACTTGTCGATGACGATTTGCGTAGCGTCGCGGAGATTGAGACGTCCGTCGATCCACTTCTTCGTCATAGCGAAGACTTGATCTTTCGAAAGCTCCGTTGCCTCGGCGAGTGCTGTGAGCTTCCCGCCAAGTGCGCTGGTGAGTGCCGCTGAGTTCGACTTTACTTCGATCAGAAAGCGCCTCCCATCGGGCGAGCTCTCCGTGCGAAGAATGTCCACTTCGTGCGCCCTGTTCGTCGCAGGGTCGGTCACATACTGGTTCTGCTCCTCCTTTGCGATCGCCAGAAGCTCGAACGCGCGCAACTCCATGTCCCGTCCTGCTTTGTTCGTATACGCTTCTGGCAGCTCTGGGAACAGCTGCAGCGACTCGAGATCTTCTGCTTTCGCATCGTCGGGCAGATGGCCTTTCAGGCAGAGTTCCAGCTTTTCTGTCGCCTTTCTTAAATCATCTCGCCGCTTCTTCTCGATCCCTGCTTTCTTCTTCGGGTTTGATTCTTGCTCCGCATCTTTAAGCCAGTTGTCCAAGCTCTTTTTCTTCTCGAGCCAGTCATTCTTCAGCAACGCGAACTTCTCGTTGAACAACACCATCTCCATTTTCCACAGAGTGGCGACATCCTGATCCTTATCCCCTGTGCCCAACGCCGGAAAAGACTTCGCCACGTCCTTGACCACGCCCTTCAGGGCGCTCGCCAGCTCTGCGTACCGCGCCTGGCGCCATTCTTCAGTCTGGGCGCTGAGGAACTCGATGCGAGCCTGGATCGCGCTACTGCGTGCTTCGAAGAAGTCATGGTGAAGCGAATGCGAAAGGATCTTGTGGAGGCCGCAGAGTAGGTGCCGCGCGAAGTCGGCGTTCTCGCTGATGATTGTGTGGAGCTTCATTCGCTTACCCTTGTGCCAAAATGGCAACGGTAACTACAACCAACATGTAAATAAGCATTTTTTTTGTAGCCTAAAAAAAAATTATTTTAGTCTTAAATAGCTATATTTATTTTATCATTATAAAAAATTTTTATCAGCATCAATATTTATAGCAATATATATATATATTTATCTATTGTTTTAATATATCCACTTATATAAAATGCTTCAAAATCATCTAAATCTTCATTTCATAAATACACTTGGTCTTTTAGCAATTAATGTATCTATTTAATACTTAATTAGAGTTTATTAAAAAATATTTCCCGATGTTTAAATGCTAATTCATCAGTTAATGAACTATTTATAAGCTTATGAAATGATTTATTTTTCAACATATTAATTGTCATATATAAACAAAACATACCACATTCAGTATTTGTTGTTTTTTGAACTCGTATTTTATTTTTATATACTCTTATATCTTTACCAGTTAATTCTTGAGTTGATGTTTTTAATTTATTTAAAATTTCATTAATATATTTAGATTGAAAAGACGCATTTGAATCAAAATAATATATACCATAATTCTTAGAGTTAGGATTAATATTAACAAATATACATATCCAATGTTTTCCGGGGTTGCCATATATATCAGTATTAAAGATTATACTTAATTTCCATTTTCTTTGCTTTTGCAATTTTTCTAAACTATCTTTATTAATAGAACATAAATTATCTGATACACATTGACTCGAAAAAAAGTTATTAATTTTATCACTGTAGTTAATTGGACTAATATCTAATAATTTAAAATTATTCTTTAAATTATTCTCATATTGAATCAATACATTATTTATATCAACATTTGATAACCATTTATCTGGATTGTTATACCAACTTAATGGCATTAATGGTTTAAAATATTTCTTATATAATTCTGGACTTAACATATTTATTACACAACTTTCCTTCTTAATATCACAATATTGATTACTATTATTAGATAATTTACGCTTCTTAACTTCTTTTTGTAATAATTTTATTTTATCTTTTGATGATAAGTCTGCTAAGTTAGCATTTGTTAAAGATGTCTTACTTTTAATTAACTTATTTAAATCAACTTTAGCAATACACGAACCTGAACTATCATATATGTCTTCACCAATTGGAGAACAATATTGTTTACCGTCTTTGGTCATTATTAATTATTAAAATAATTATTATAATTAATCAATTATACATACTAATTAATTATTACTAAGAAAATAAATTATAATTTTCTACTGAGATTTTTTTTGTTTTTAGTCCGGATTCTGCGGTTTATAGAAGATTCTGCCGAACATATCAATATAATTCATATTATATTATTTTATAAAATTATTTTATAGTAATTATAAAATGAGTTTATTATATAAAATAATACTATAAAATTATTTTATACTGGATATATTGATATTTTCGGCATTATTCTCTATTGGTTAGGTGATAGTATTAAACACGAATGCAATTAAACTCAAAGAGTTAGATTAATAAAAGACATATATATATTTTCTTCAAAAAAAAAGTTAATTTTCATGCATACGTGCATACGCATATGAATTTCATGCATCCGGGAACAACACCCGGATCACTGTCTCTCCCACTGCTTCTGCATCCTTCTTAGGCCTTGGACGGTCCTTCACTGGCGCCCCAGGCGTTGGATAGTCGTCACCCTTCACTGACGGGGTTTCAGTGATACCTTCCGGTTCACCTTCTGATTCACCTTCTGGTTCGCCGGACGGTTCACCTTCTGGCAAACCCAAGGGCATCACTTGATCCTCGTTGGTGATTTCCTCTGGTTGTCCGTCCGGCAAAGTCGTTGGCATGATGGGAACCTCCCCTAATAGGGGGGATGTATCCTTCTCATCCTTCTTCACCGGTGGGGGAGACCCAGGCACACGGATTGCACGAGGAGGGGTAAAGAACATACCCGAGAGTGAGAGTGCGCTTGTGCCAAAATGGCAACGGTAATTACTAACCAACATGTAAATAAGCATTTTTTTTTAATAGCCTTAAAAATATTTTTTTGCATACAACGTAATATATACATTTAATCTTTATATACTTTTTTTTTTTTATCTTTAATCTATTTT